GCTTCGTGCATACCCTCAACGATGATCCAATCCTCCTGATCCTGAGCAATGGATTTTCGAGAGCCTACACCACCGGACTTGCGCTTGTGTCCCACAGTCGCGCCGGTATAAACATAGCTGGTGAGTATCTTGTAAACCATAGATGCCGTCCAACTTATCTTTTCGCTCATCCGGCTGAACTTCTTCTTGTCGGGATGATTGCTTCTGAAATACTGTCCCGGCGTCGGGATGTTGTCCTCATTCAGACCAAGCGCGATCTCAGAAGTGTTGCTGCCGAGCAGTGCTTCATCAAAAACTCTGCGGACTATCTCAGCAGCCTCCGGGTCCAGCTTGAGCTTGTTTCGGATCGTCGGATGAAGAATGTAGCCATAGGGCGCATAGCCTCCGACATATTTGCCTTGCTTCATCATCTGGATTTTGGCAGTGGTGGTTTTGACAGAGAGGTCTTTGCTGTATGCCGCATAGATAATGCTGCGCATAACAACCTCAAGTCCACCGGTTGTCCCTTTGTAGTCATCGCTGTCATATCCGTCATTGATGGATATGAAGCGGACACCCATGAATGGGAAGGTGCATTCGAGATAGTTTCCCGTCTCAATGTAGTCACGAGAAAAACGGGAGAAGTCCTTGACGCAGATCAGGTTGATCTCACCGCGCTTGACCTTTTCCATCATCTCCGTGAACTGAGGACGATGAAAGTTTGTCCCGGTATACCCGTCATCCGCGAACTCAAATCTCGGATATTTTGAAAGTACCGGATGATTGTCGAGATAGCGATTGATGAGCATACGCTGGTTGCCGATGCTGTCACTTTCCGCTTTGTTTCCGTAGCCGGTATCTTCGTCAGCCATAGATAGGCGAATATAGATGCCGATGGTATAATCCTTGCTCATTACATCGCCTCCTGAACTTCTTTGATACTCTGTACGGTCTGAGCGTAGATGTCACCGTATTTCATAACCAGCTCTACCGCGCCGCCCTCATGGACTTTAACCAATTCAACAGACTCGTCTACTAAATCCTGAGAGAGCTGTGTTGCAGTGCTGACGGACTTCATCAGTGTGATCCATTTGTTATCAACGGACATTGCCTCGTTGAACTTACTTCTGCGCTGAACTGCTTCATCCAGACGGCGTGACAGATCCGCAAACTGCTCATCGTAGCTCTTCTTGGCGAAGGTATATTCCTCTTCATCGAGAAGTCCTTCCGCAAAGTCCTCATAGAGCCGTGTGCGCTTCTTGGAAACGCCACTCAGCTTGAGGTTAAGGCTTGTAACAAGAGCATTCTGCTTGTCGCGGATGCTCTTTTCTCCCTCGCTGCCTCTGAGCTTGTCAAGCAGCTTGTCATAGTCGAGTGCCGCCTTGACTTGAAGCTGGATCGCAGCGAGTACATCTGCTTCGAGCTTATCCTGCCGGGTGTAGTGGGCAGTACAGTGTTCATAGCGTCTGCCAACAGATGTGCTGCACTCATAAAAGGCATACCAGCGTCCACGCTTATCCTTGTCGATCCTCTTCCGATGAAAGTACATACGCTTGCCGCAGTCAGCACAGACGATTTTGCCGTCAAAGAGATTGATAAGCGTTGCTCTGATCTCTTCGGATTTCTGCATTTTCGTCTGCCGCGTTTCCGATGCAGCGTTCATAATGTCCTGCACCTTCTGGAAGTCCTCACGGGAGATAATTGCCTCATGTGTGTTCGGGAAAACGATCCATTCATCCTTGTTCTTTACATTGTGAGACTTGATGCCCTTATAGATCGCTTTCATAGACCGTCCGAGAACAGTATCACCGACATAATGCGGATTGGTGAGGATGCCATAGAGTGTAGAGCTGTACCAGCCCTTGCAGGAGCAACCGTCACCGGTACGAGTGCCGTTTTGACGCTTTCTCAGCTCGGTGTTTGGCGCACCCAAACGGTCAAGCTCATCAAGGATCATCGGAATAGACCATCCTTCGATTTTCCACTTGAACATAAGGCGCACATACTGAGCAGTCTCTTCGTCAATAACCATGTTCGAGCGTTCTGCATTCCATCTGTACCCGTAAGGAAGATTCCTCTTCTGGAATGTCCCTTGCTCCATCTGTGCTTTCAGCGCAGTGGAGACTTTACGGGATATGTCCTTCGAGTACAGTGCATTTATCATATTTTGCAGAGGAATGATCAGGCTCTCATTTGAGCCGTCTGTATCAAGGTTATCGTAGTTTTCCTTGATAGCGATAAACCTAAGCCCGATCTGAGGAAAGATACGCTCAAGGTATGTGCCGGTTTCAATGTAGTCACGCCCAAAACGGCTGAGATCACGAACTACGAGGCATTTGATCCTGCCGCTTTTGATGTCGGTCATCAGGCGATTAAACTCCGGTCTGTCAAAAACAGTACCCGTTCGTCCGTTGTCGATGTAGGTATCTACTAAGTTCAGATAAGGACGATCTGCAATGTAGGACTTGCAAATCTCAATCTGATTCGTGATGACATCCACATTTTCCGACTTGCCGCTATTCTCAACGGAAAGACGGGCATAAATGGCTGTCGGGAATATTTGCAGCGGAGCAACTTCAACAATAGGCTCTGCAACTGCGTCTTTTCTGCTTTTTCGTGCCATTCGCTCATCCCTCCTTTATCCGGCAATGGCAAGCTCATCGGAATAACCGAGAACATATTCGAGTGTCTGCTGATATTCGTCCTTGTACTTAAAGACGATTTCAATAGCGTGATTTTCATGAATCAGAATGCGGTCAACCAGAGACATGAGGACGCGCCGGTTAAGCTCTTCGATGTTTTCATACTGCTTGAAGAGCGTCACCCAATTCCGTTCTGTCGTGCCGGTTGTAACCGTCTGCTTCATTTCCTTTTTGACACGCAGGAGCGCATCCTGCTTGTCTTCAATGATTTTGGTGTAGCTGTTACGGAACTCAAAGTATTCCGCTTTGTCGATGATCCCGTCAGAGAGGTCTTCGTAAAGTCTGAGCTTGAGTTTCTGATAACGCTCAATCTCTTCCTCGATCTTAGCAATCTGCGCTTCATAGTTGAATGCTTTGCGGCTCTGAGAAGGAAGTCTCTCAATCATCTCAAGAGCCTTTTCGAGATTGATAACAAGCTCAATCTGGTCATGGATGGCGCGGAACACCTTCTCTTCAACCTCTTTTGCGCTGATGCTGTGAGGACTGCAGGTCCGACTGTGCTTGTTTTCCGAACACACATAGTAGATGTACTTTTTCGTTTTCGACGGGACTGTCTTGCGGATCATAGACTGCTGGCAGTCTCCACAGAACAGAAAACCGGAAAAAAGATGAGCCTCATCCTGATCGGGAGAACAGCGCATATCGCGCTTCATCATAGTCTTGACTGCCATGAAGTCCTCATAGGACACGAGAGCTTCATGTGCGTTCTCGACCTTTACCCACTCTGTTTCGTCCTTGCTCTGCACCACACGGACTTTGTAGTTCGGAGTGCCGCGCTTGCCCTGAGCAAGAACACCGATGTAGACCTCATTGATGAGGATGCGCTGGACTGCTTTGTAAGTCCACTTTGCGGTATCGCCGGTTTTGAAGACGGTATCGAACTTCACACCGGCTGAGTGCTTATATTCCATCGGAGAAAGGACACCCATCTGATTCAGTCTGGCTGCGATGCGTCCGATAGAAAAGCCATCCTTATACATGGCGAAGATCATCTGGACATATTCGCTGACCGCCTCATCGACGATGAGCTGATTTTTGTTCTCCGGGGATTTCTTGTAGCCGTAGGGAGCGAATGCACCCACAAACTCACCGTTCTTCTGCTTGACCTCCAAGCTGGAACGGATTTTCATTGAGATGTCCTTGCAGTAAGAATCGTTTATCAGATTTTTGAATGGGATGACAAACGAGTCAGACTGAGGATCGCCGGTCAGACTGTCATAGGCATCGTTGATGGCTATGAAGCGAATGCCGAGCTGAGGAAAAATCTTTTCAAGGTAGCGTCCACCGTCGATGTAGTTTCTTGAGAAGCGGCTGAGGTCTTTGACCACGATGCAGTCAAGCGCACCCTTGCGGATTGCCTCTTCCAGCTTCTTGAACTGAGGACGATTGAAGGAAACGCCACTGTAACCGTCATCAATAAACGGCTCACAGACGAGTTCAAGATCGTCGTGTTTTGCAATGTAGTCCTCGCAGATAGCTCTCTGGCTTGCGATGGAGTTGCTTTCGATTTTGTCTCCGTCTTCACGGGACAAGCGGCAGTATATCGCCGTTCGGTAAACCTTCTTTGGCATAAAAATAACCTCCGTATTTCTGTTTGGTGTGATACATCAAATCAGAAAGACGAAGGCTTCTGCTTCATTTATGCGGAAAACACGATAAAGCCACATGACCATCAAGGCAAGCGGCTTAGTCCGTATTTTCTTTTTTTGACCTGATCAGATTATATCACAAACTCATTCGCTTGTCCATAGAACCGGGCGAAAAGATTCAATTTGTTCATAATCAAAGACCTCTCAGATAGTGTTCCAGACAATCTTCCATAGTCGTATCTGTGTTGGCGAAGCTGATCTTCACCACAGTCTTGCCGTCCAGATAACAATAGGGATTTTTGATCTGCTGGATGAAGTCACGCAGTCTGTCCTCTCTCGGTGCCGTAGGATCGAGCCGGACGCTGCTGCGCTGAACAAGAGTGCTGCGATCTACGGTTTTCGGATCGACACTCTTCATGGTTTCAATGCCCATCATATATCTAAACACCTCCTGATATGATGAAATGATTTCAGGACAAAAGGATATGGCAGAGCATCTTTACGGACACTCTGCCACATAGTTTTCATCCTGAAAACTGTATATTGAATGTTGCTAATAGGTTTGTTTCATGTTTCCGGCATATTTGCAGCTCGCACCCCTGCCAGAAGAACTTTGCAGTTCCGGGAATGCTGCGGACTACCAACGGTTAATCGGTATCATGGGACTCTCACCCCTCCGAGGATCGCTCCGAGCCGCCCCAAGAAATCAAGAGACGGAAGTATCATTATACCCAACTTCTCCATCATGGCGATCAGCCGCACCACACGGCTGTTTAGTCTCTCTGTTGATCGCTCGCTCCCATCGGGAGGTCATGGCGGCAGAAGACAAGTCGCTTCGAGAAAAGAGGAAAGATCCGCAGCACTGACTATTCAGTTGTCAAGGAACCGCGAAG